CCCCTGCTGTGACGGTCTATGACGTTTTCTTCTAGCTCAGACCTTGTGTCAAACCGACCAGTGGTTAATGGCCGGCCCTTCTTGACCGGCTTGGTGAATGGCGCGTGAATCATCCTTGTTCCTTTGTTACTGGGGTGTGTAAACCATTTTCTGGACTGACATTCTTATGCCTTCCCAGCCTGTTTGGGCGATCCTTACTGCCGTTGCTGCTTGGGCGCGGGTAGCCTTTACACCCAACTCATCAGCAGCAAACTCTGCGGCTTCTTGAAAAGCTCGCTTCCAACAGCAACTGAACTCATATGAAGTTAAAGCGGCTTCTGCCATTTGCTGAATTTCCCACTGCGATAGGTATCCTGTTTTCATCACCTTCTCCCTTGGGCGGCTTACGCCGCCTCCTTTGCAATTTCCAACTCAGCTTTTATTTCAATCTCAGACATTTTTTCTTTTGTGAAAAAATTTAAGCGGGCAACCTCAATGCCAAAGTCATCAAATAGCATACGAACCGCTATCCCTTCTTGCAGTTGAAATTGATAATACTTCTTTCCCCAGTCCCTTCCATTGGTATTCATACTGTGACGCTGGCATCCTTGGTACATATCAATCCACTCTAAAATTTTGCTAATTTCGTATGCCGCTTCTTTTGTGATCTTGCTCATCTACTTCTCCCTTGGGCGGCTTACGCCGCCTCGCTTATGTTAAGAGTCTCAAAGCCGCATCCTGCTACCAAGAAGAACTCGCCGTTCATTTCCAAGATGTCACCGACAGAAACGCTGTGCATTCTTGAGTGCTTTTCTACCAGCTCAGGCTTGTGCCAAAGGTTCGTGAGGTGAAAGACCTCGTCCAGATCATCGGCATCTACCGTGGCAACGTGCGAGTAAGCGTGGAACCATTTTGCTGCATCGTAGCTACCGTCTTCGATTTTCCAGCTACAGCCCTTGTCGGCGTAGGCGGTGATCTTTTCTGAAGCCAGCCAACCATCTTTATTCAAAAGAGCTTCGTCGGCTTGCGTTAGGTGAAACTGGTAAACTTTAACTGTCATCATCATTCTCCGTTTGCGTTGTTGATGTCCTTTATTATACTGATCCCGTGTCGATGTGCAACAATGTATACACAAATAAATCGAAATAAATGAACTTTTTTTTACTGCCCAGTTGTCATAGACTGTAGGTCTGAGATAAACCCAGCCCCAGCGACTGACTCAGCAGACGTTTACGAAGACTCTGGGGCGAATCCTTTCGTAAAGAGGTTATACTAATGTCACAAACAACATTCTCCGGCCCAGTACGCTCGCTTGGTGGCTTCATCACCGCAGGCGTAAACAGCAGCATCAGCTTATCAGCAGACACCACGCTTACCGTGGCGGCTCACGCTGGCAAGATTATTTTGCTCAACGACGCAGACGGTAAGTTCACCTTGCCATCTATCGACTCCAGCACCCCCTCTGATCCAACGTCTCCAAACCAAGGCAACAACATTGGCGCGTCTTTCTTTTTCTACATTGAAACCGCAGCCACTGACTTGGACATCCTTACCGATGGCACCGACAAGTTTAAAGGTGCAGCGATGGTTGCTGTCGATGACGGCGCGAAGAAAGCTTTCTTCCCCGCTGCTGATAATGACGTGATGACTTTTAACGGCTCAACCAAAGGCGGTTTGGTCGGCAGCGTCATTCAGGTAACAGCAATTGATACAGCCAGCTACCTTGTACATAACACCTTGCTGCTTGGTTCAGGAACGATTGTTACGCCCTTCGCTGACGCTTAATCCACAAAATAGGAGATAGGCAATGGCAGATGCAGTAACAAGTCAAACCATTCAGGATGGAGAGCGTAAGGCTGTCCTTAAATTCACTAACATTAGTGACGGAACAGGAGAGGCGAATGTAGTCAAGGTTGATGTCTCAGCCTTGACAGCTAACTCTGCCGGTAAAGCTTGCACTAAAGTTACCGTGGCTAAGATATGGTGGCAGTGTGTTGGGATGGGGGTTGAGCTATTGTGCGATGCAACAGCAAATACCCTAATCATTGGCTTGTCACCAGACAGCAATGGCTTCCACGATTACTCTGACTTCACCGGCATTCCTAATAATGCCGGCAGCGGTGTGACTGGGGACATTCTGTTCACGACAATCGGCGCAAGCAGTGCGGACACTTACACCGTCATTTTAGAAGTCATAAAAGAGTATGCTTGATGGCTACCACCTCTGACGTAGAGCGGTTAAAGAGCGGACGGCTGCGGTATCGCGGCCAGACGTTCCCCGGCTATAACAAGCAGGTTCGCACCTCTGGCGAGAGCAAAAAGTTTAAGGTTCTAGCCAAGAAGGGTGATCAGGTAAAGGTGGTTCGCTACGGCGATAGCAACATGGAAATCAAGCGAGATAACCCAGAGCGCCGGCGCAATTTTCGCGCAAGACACAATTGCGATGCGGTTCAAAAGAAAAAAGACGTTTTCACGGCCTCTTACTGGTCGTGTAAAAATTGGTGACCTAATATGAGCTTTGCAGCACCCAAAGAGTTTTACGAGCGGCAGGAAAGAATAAAAGCCAGCCCCCTTTATCCGCAAATTCAGTACATGAATTCGCAACTAAACCAGATGCAAGAGGGCACCCCTCAGTATGAGATGCTCAAGGCGAAACTCTTTGCCATGCAAGATCAAGCGGCTGGCGGAGTCGCTCCGCAGCAACAGCAAATGCCACAAATTCCCGGCAGGTCTGGCGGTATTGAGGGATTAGCAGAGATGTTGGTTCGAGATGACGGATTAGGACAAAGAAGCCCGGGGCAGTACCCAGATACCTACCCGGTGCCTAGCACGGACGACATGATAATTGAGTTCCCAGTGCCAGACCGCCCTTCAAAAACACCACGCGGAAGAGTTCCTGATTACATAAAGACGGCACCACCAAAGCCGCCAAGACCTCCTATTTTCGAGAATCCCTTCGGAAGCGAAGGCCGGCGACCTCCAAGACCTCCTATCCTAGATGATATTTTTGGGGACGAAGGCCAGCTTCCTCCAATGATGCGGACTAACGATTTTCAAGACCGAAACGGGAACCGCATTGATGACAGAGACGAAAAGGGCGGCGTTAAACGTAGACGGATTCCAAGCCGCAGGATAAAAGATTCTTATCGACAAAGGGGCGGTTTAGCGGGACGGATTGCACAGCTTACCGAGCAGATGCAAGGTCGGAAAGATAGACCTATGCCCCGTGGAGGCATGTTCAGAGATCTCATGCGTAGAGTTCAGTCGGAACGAGATGAGCCGCGCATGCAAGCTCCTCTGCAAAATATGCTTGCGCCGCCTCCTGAGCAATACTTTGCAGAAAGAAACCGGCGAGAGATGGATGCGCCGGATATGGAAGCAATACGCAGGCAGATCATGCAAAACATGAGAATAAGGGGCATTGGCATCTAATGGCTATATCCAGCGATTTACAGGCAGCTCAGGACGAGTACGGTAGCTCAGCATCCCCTTATGCCAGTCTAAGCGATTATTTGACGCAGCGCCCAGCTTACGATAGGGGTGCGAGAGAAGCCCCGCCGGATCCCTCAATGCGGACTTTAGAAGCCATCATGCCTGACACTGACCAGTTGCTGGCTGAGCAGTATGAAAAGATTATGGCTGAGCAGCGAGAGGCGGAAGAGGCCTCTACGGCAGCTCGTCAGTCTGAAATTGACAGCCTTCAACAGCTACTGAGGCAAGAACTTTCAACGTCAGAAGATGCTGCGCTTGGACAAAGATCAGAGCTAACCAAAGCCCTTGAGGGCCAGATAGAGGATATGCGCCGAGGGGTTGACGCAGAGACGTTAGATTTGCGGCAGTCCGGCTTAGATGAAAGAGCGGCTCTGGCCCGTCAAATTGAGGAAGGCGACAAGTTAGTTAGAGAGGCGCAGGTTCAGGCCATTGGCGACTTGGAAGACCGGCAAGGTTCTTTGGTTGGCGATCTAAAAGAGAGAATAGGTGTTCTCAGCGAAGATCTTACTCAGGTTAACCAAACGATCGATGAAAAGTATTTGCAGCTTGACCAAGACCAGCAGGCCTCGGCTCAGCTCGCTCAAGATGAAATTACATCCCTTAACGACCAGCTCAAAACTATAGAGCAGTCAATTAACGAAGAAAATTTAGCTCAGTCAGAAGCTTTAAGAGCAGAGACCGGAAGCTTGCTTGCAGGCCTAGAAGGCAAAATTAGTGGCGTTACAGGCCAGTTAAGCGAACTCCCAATACCTGAACTGCAACAGCAGATAGCAGCCCTCTCAACCGATAATACTGCGCTTGCTCAGCAAATTGATGAGCTTTCAGGTCAGCAGGCTTCTGGAACCGCAGATCTTTCTACAAGAATCGAGGGTGTAAGCTCTGATCTCGCGGCCATTAATGAGCGTATTGACTCCGAAATTTTAAGTCTTGACCAAGCCTCGCAGGAATCTGCTCTAGCGGCACAAACCGAGATTGACGACCTAAACGCGCAGTTAGAATCTCTTTACAGCGATGTAGAAACCGGGAATGTGGATCAATCTGAATTGTTGCGTGGAGAGGTTTCTGAATTAATTGCTGGCTTGGAAAGCAGGATAGGTGGCATTCAAGAAAACCTTGGTGCTCTGCCGATCGACCAGCTTCAGGCAGAGCTTGCCACAGTCAACGACCAGACGGTTGCTTTTCAGCAGGCAATTGACACTGCTGGCACAGAAAGAACTGACCTCGCCGCAAGGATAGAGGCGTTGCAGGCTGCTGGTTTGACCCAAGACGACCTGTCTGGCTTGTCTGAGTCGATTGCAGGCCAAAGGCAGACGGACATCACTTCCGCCCTAGACCCTGTACAGCAGCAGATTGAGGCGCTTCGCGGCCAAATACCCGGAGAAGTTGATACCGAGGCCTTACGCAAACAAATTACCGAAGACATCATGGCTCAAATGGCCAATCAAGCACCTCCCGCTGGCGGCGGCACGGGTGGCACCGACACAGATGTAGATGTTGGCGACGTTGTTGTTGAACCCGGCCCCGGGTTTAGCGGAACGCCCTATGAAAACTTTATGGGCGGGTTCGTTCCCGGTGCAGGGCAAACCTATGATGCAGGCATGGACTACGGGCCATCAGCGTCCGAAGCGGCTGGCTTTAACCCTGCCGGCGGAGGCTCAATGGGCGGAGGCAATCAAAGCATTTACGGACAAGGTGGGTCGGCATCCGCTGACTTCTACGGCAATGCCCCTGTTGGCTCAATGGGCAATACCGGGGTTGATTACACTCAGTACGATCCCGGCGATTATGCGAGGTCATCTGGACTTGGTTCTGGAGGGGCTGCAAATTACAACCAAGGGCCATTCCAAATTCAGAAATTTGACAACGACCTTTTTAACCGAACAAATTTTGGAATGTAGCTTGTGACTTCATCTGCCCCTAAGAATGTAGCCAACCCAAGCCTTTATGCAAAAGCTAAGGCTAAGGCCAAGGCTAAGTTTGATGTTTACCCGAGCGCATATGCAAACGGCTGGATGGTTCAGGAGTACAAGCGGATGGGTGGAAAATACAAAGGCGCTACTGGCGGCGAGGTGAGCTTAGATCCGAAGAAAAGCGATCTTGATAATGACGGCAAGCTAAGCCGTTACGAGCGTAAGCGCGGCACCGCTATCGCCAAGAGTATGGCAAAGAAAATGAACATGGGCGGAACGGTGATGGTTCAGGGTCGTGGCTGTGGCGCTATCATGCCAAACAAGCAAAAGAAGACGCGAGTGCCCCGTGGCTAGAACTGGGCTAAAGAAATGGTTTAGCGAAGATTGGGTAGATATCGGTGCCCCAAAGAAGGATGGCAAGTATCAATCGTGTGGCCGAAAAAACGCATCAAAAAAAAATGGCCGAGCTTACCCAAAGTGCGTACCGGCGGCAAAAGCGGCAAGCATGACGGAAGGTCAGAAAAAAAGTGCGGTAGCGCGAAAAAGATCTAAGAGACAAGGTGTGGGCGGAAAGCCTACAATGGTGAAAACATTCGCCGCGAAAGGCGGATCAATCAACAAGAAACCGGGCAATTCCGGTTTATTTGGGAGGCGATAATGAAAAAGATGAAGGCAAAAGGGTACAGTCGTGGCGGCGCTCCAACAACACGCGCACAACGTCGATCTACGTTAAGCAAAGCGCAAAAAAATCTTTTAGATTCCGTTCAGGGACGAGAAGGCAGTAAGCAGTCAACAAGCGTAATTCAAGACCTGTCCGATCAGTACGGCTACAAGCCCGGTAAAAGAGCTGGCGCTAAAGGCGGCATGGGCGGACGTAGGAAGGCGAAGCCGGGTGGTATGAACATGGGCGGTACAGTTGGTATGAAGCCGATTGACACAACAAAGCTTGGCGCTCTTCCTCCTAGCAGAAAAGTTCCTGCTATGGCGACAAAAGCGCCTTTGGGAGCGCCCGGAACAAAAAGACCGTCCACAATGAGATCTGGGCCTCGAGAAGAAAAACTTGCTGCTGCTAAGAAGGCAACAGCCATGCGCGGTGCTGCGGCGCGCCGATCAGGTGGTAGTACGCCACGCGGCATGAACACGGGCGGTGCAGCCATGAAGACCAAGGGTTACGCTAAGGGCGGTGCCGCGATGAAGACCAAGGGCGCAGCAAAAGGTGGAATCAAGAAACCATCCGCCAAAAAGACGGGATTATTTGGTCGTAGATAGTGGCTTACCTTCAGAGCAATATCCCTCACTTCAAGTGCTGGGTTCGGAAGGAGTACACGCACAACCATGAGAAGTATCATGGGGAGTTCATCCATGCGATGGCCATTGCTGTAACCACCATGCCGACTCGGTGCTTGTCATTTCCGGTGATTTTTACCGGGGCAGAGACATACGACGATGACGATGAGCAAAACGCACATGGTGGAGCCATGTGGGCAAGAATGCCTATCACGGCCTTGGTTGCTGACACGCCACTTGACGATTGGCCTGAGGCAATGCCTGTCTGGGCTGCTCAACCTTGGGATTGCAGTTCTTATAATCACGCTACTTACGTCCTTGACCGTTGCACACCTTGCCCTTGGCTTGCCAAGATTGATGGTGAGTTTTATCCAGCGAAGTATTATTTCACAGTGGATTATGCAGAGAACGAGATAGCGGATGACCCAGCTCAACACAAGCAAAGCCACATTTTAGAGCTGCTTGATGCTGGAGAGTGGACGGGCAACATTGTTGCTTTACCTAACAACAGAGTACGGGTAACACACCCTGCTTGGTTTGAGACAGGGGATGGTGCCCCAGATTTTAAACCAAGCCAGCATATTCACTACTCGAAAAGTGATTTAGACTATACTCTTGACGTAAATCAGGTTTTTAACAACCTATACGCGGGTGACGAAGATGGCGGTAAGCGGAAGTAAAGATTTTGAATTAGACGTAGCAGACTATGTCGAAGAGGCGTTTGAGCGTTGCGGCTTAGAGTTACGCACAGGTTATGACCTAAAAACGGCAAACAGATCCCTAAACCTCATGCTCGCAGAGTGGGCGAATAGAGGTTTAAACCAGTGGACGATCAATCAAAAGACTTTGGCCATGGTCAAAGACACTACCTCCTACACCATTGATGCAGTCACTCCAACCGCGACTATCGATGTACTTGACGTGTTCATTCGGGAGACGATCGGAGGCGTATCTACAGACGTGCCGATGACCCGCATGTCTCGGTCTGAATACGCCAATATGTCGGTCAAATCCAGCACAGGCAAGCCCAACCAGTATTTTGTGGACAAGCAGATTAGCCCGACCATCACGGTTTGGCCTGCACCTGATCAGAATTCTAAGTACGACATTTACCTTAACGTCTTGAGTCGTATGGATGATGCCGATGCTGGGGCCAATACATTGCAAATACCTTTTCGGTTTTATCCATGCCTAGCCGCAGGTTTGGCTTACTACTTGGCCATGAAGCGAGCGCCGGACAAGGTGCAAATGCTCAAAGCGTTGTACGAAGAAGAGTTTCAGCGAGCACTGTCGCAAGACGAAGACAGAGCGTCATTTAGGGTAGCCCCTGATTTACGTGGCTACACGATAGCGTAATGGCTTATGCGTCGAACAAGAGGGCATACGGAATCTGCGACATATCAGGATTTCGTTATCGCCTAAAAGATATGAAGATGACTTGGGATGGCCTTTTAGTTGGGCCAGACCAATGGTCACCAAAACACCCGCAGCTTATGCCCAAGCCTGCGCCCTTTGACCCGCAGGCATTGCAGATCACAAGGCCAGACCAAGCTGCTGATGGGAACGATAACAATTTTTTCACCGTCTACACCAATGTGGGAGATGGAATTTTGGGCACAACTTTGCAAACTTTTGGAATAACCTGTAGTGTTGGTACTGTGGAGGTAACTACGTCATGAGCTTCACTTTAGCAACGCTTAAATCGACCGTGCAGGATTACTTGCAGGTTAATGAAACCACGTTCAACAACAACCTGAACACGTTTATTCAGGAGTCTGAGAGCCGAATCTTCAAGATGGTTCAGCTCCCAGAGCAAAGAAAAAACGTGCAGGGTACGTTGACTGCGAGCAATCGGTTCTTGGCAACCCCAAGCGATTACTACGCACCGTTCTCATTAGCGGTCATTGATAGCAACAACAAGTACCATTATCTGGACTTCAAGCACCCATCATTCATCAAGGAATACAGCCCGGTCACGACGACAACTGGCCGACCAAAGTATTACTCCCTGTTTGATGAGGCAGCTTTTGAGCTGTCGCCTGTGCCAGATTCTGGTTACACGGCAGAGCTGCACTACCTGTACAAGCCAGCGTCTTTGACGGCTGGAAGCGACTCAGGTACGACGCTTCTGTCTACGGATCACCCTGATCCATTGCTGTACGGCACCTTGGTTGAGGCTGCTGTGTTTCTCAAGGAAGCTCCTGACGTAATAGCCAACTTCGAGGCTCGTTTCAAGGAAGGCATATCTAGGATGAAGAATCTTAGCGAAGGCCGTGGAACCCGCGACGAGTACAGGTATGACTTATTACGGACAGGGGTGACCTAATTGGAACCAATAAAAGAGTTAGAAGGTAAAAAGGTAGCGATTATAGGCTTAGGCGCAAGCCAGATCGATTACGTTATAGGAAAAGAAAATAGCGTCGAGTGGGACGAGGTCTGGGTCATTAACTCTGCCTTATCTGTCTTTGAGTGCGACAGGGTCTTTATGCTTGACCCGGTAAGCCGTTTTCTTGACACCGAAGATGCGGGAAACCAAACCGAGGTCATGCGAAAAATGCTACCGAAGTTTGAAAAGCCGATCTATACGTGCGAGCTAGATGACCGTGTGCCGGCGTTGGTTGAGTATCCTTTAGAGGAAGTTATTAAGGATCAGCGTTGCGCTTACATGAATACGACAGTTGCTTACTCGCTGGCTTTCGCGGCGTATAATAAGGTTGGGTCTGTTGACCTGTTTGGGATGGATTTTAGCTATAAGAATAACTTGCACTTTGCTGAAGCTGGCCGGGCATGTTTAGAGTTCTGGATATGTAAGATGATTGCCATTGGCATAAAGGTTGGCGTTAGCCCGAGGTCGTCGTTGCTAGACCAGAACGTGCCCCTCCAAGAGAGGCTTTATGGCTACCACCGGCTGGCTAATCCAAAGGTGGCAATGCCAAACCCAGAGGGTGAGTGGGTTGTCTGTGATCGGTCTGAGTTGGCTCAGATGGTCAAGAAGCACAATCTAGAGACGGTGGAGTTGCCGTCATCACCAGAGCCGTACAAGGGGTAGTCATATGTCGCAGGGAGATTTTCAGTTAGGGCAGGTAATGGTTTCTACCACCGACAATCGCGGCCATGACGTGGATTTTTGGGCAAAAGAAACAACGAAAAAGATATTAGGTATTTCGGAGGAGGCAGCGCCTCACATTCGTTTACAGGCGGAGGCTTTCCGAGATCAAGTTTATACCTTAATATGGATGGGTATGAAAAACGCTGTAGCTTCTGATCGTGTAACAATTAGAGGCTTATTAGCATCTCAAGGGCATGAAGACATGGCGAAAATAATCAAGGAGCTTTGACATGGCAATCACCAGTGCGATTCCTACCAGCTTTAAGCAAGAGTTGCTAGTAGGTACACATAACTTTACAGCCTCTACCGGCAACGCATTTAAGCTTGCGCTTTATACGTCTAGCGCGACTTTAGGCGCTGCGACTACGGCTTTTACCACAACTGGACAGGCTAGTGGCACAAACTACACCTCTGGTGGCGCGACGGTTACATCGGTTACGCCAACAACGAGCGGAACGACCGCAGTTTGTGATTTTGCGGACTTGACATTTGGCACCGCAACTGTTACGGCGAGGGGCTGTATGATCTACAATGACACCCAGTCGGACAAGGCTTGCGCGGTAATCGATTTCGGTGGAGACAAGACCAGCACCGCTGGCGATTTCACCATCGTCTTCCCTAGCCCAACGGCTACTGGCGCGATCATACGGTTGGCGTAATGGCTCATGCCGCTACAAACACTAGATTTTCAACCCGGGATCGACAAAGAAGGTACTGATTATTCAGCAAAAGGCGGCTGGGTGGATGGTAACCTCATTCGGTTTAGAAAAGGCCGAGTCGAGAAGGTGGGTGGCTGGCTAAAGCTTGGCACCAACTATTACCTCGGCGTAGGCCGGGCGCTGCACTCTTGGATTAGTCTTGGGGGTGTGCGCTACCTCGGTGTTGGTTCTACGTGGAAGTATTATATCGAAGAGGGCAACAGCTACTACGATATAACCCCTATCAGAACAACAACGTCCGCTGGCGACGTTACCTTTTCCGCAACTAACGGCTCATCCACAATCACGGTGACCGACACCGCTCACGGTGCGGTTAATGATGACTTTGTTACCTTTAGTGGCGCGGCATCTCTTGGCGGCAATGTTACTGCAACGGTTCTTAATCAAGAGTACCAGATATCTCTAGTTACCGGCCCTAACACTTACGAGATCACTGCCAAGGACACCTCTGGCGCAACAGTTACCGCGAACGCATCCGATAGCGGCAACGGCGGCTCTAGCGTGGTTGGCGCTTATCAAATTAACGTAGGCCTAGATACCTTCGTAAAGTCTTCAGGCTGGGGCGTTGGTACTTGGGGCGCGGGTGGGTTTGGCTCTGCTTCATCGATCAGTTCGGTAAACCAGCTTCGGCTTTGGACGCACGACAATTACGGTGAAAACCTGATTATCAATCCTCGCGGCGCGGGAATCTATCGGTGGGTCGAGAACAACGGAACCAGTATCAGGGCGCAAGAGCTTTCTCAGGTTAGCGGTGCTAACTTGGTGCCTACCGTGGGCTTGCAGGTAATTACCTCAGAAACCGACCGTCACTTAGTGGTTCTGGGCGCAGATCCAATATCAGGTAGCAGCAGAACTGGCGTGATTGATCCGATGTTGGTGGCGTTCTCCGACCAAGAGAACGACCTAGATTTTGAGCCAACAGCAACCAACACGGCAGGATCTCTACGATTATCCTCTGGCTCTTTCATCGTTGGCGGCATCAAGTCTCGCCAAGAGATCTTGATATTTACTGATACCAGCCTGTACAGCATGAATTTCATTGGGCCGCCGCTGACCTTTGCCATTAATTTAATTAATGAAGGTTCTGGCTTGCTATCACCGAAGTCCGCTGTCAACGCACCAAACGGCGTGTTCTATGCCAGTAAAACGGGCTTTTACTTTTACAGCGGCTCGGTCAAGCGCCTGCCCTGCACTGTGCAAGAGTACGTCTTTGAAGATTTAGATCTAGACCAAGCGTTTAAGTGCCATATGGGTGTGAACACTGAGTTTAGCGAGATCTGGTTTTTTTACCCGAGCCTTACGGACGGTACTGGCGAGATTAGTCGTTACGTGATCTACAATTACGAAGAGAATCATTGGTCAATCGGTTCGCTGATTCGTTATGCATGGCTTGATGCGGGTATCGAGGATCTGCCATATGCCACGGCAACCAGCAGCTCTCAGCAGTGTGTCTTTGAGCATGAGACTGGCTTTGATGACAACCAAGACGCAATGACCGATGTCTATATTGAAAGTGCGGACTTGGATATTTCCTCTGGCGATACGTTTACCTTTGTCAAAAATATCATCCCAGATATGAAGTTTGTCACTCAGAGCGGCGTAAGCGTGAATCCCGCAATGAATATCGTGCTGAAGAGTCGAGACTATCCCGGGCAGAGCCTGACGACGGACTCAACCAGTCAGGTTACCCCGACAAGCACCTTCAGCAATGTAAGAACCCGGGCGCGACAGGTAGCGTTTCGGTTTGAAAGTGATGATGATAATAATGCTGCCGACCAAAAAGGCTACAAATGGCGGCTTGGATCGACAAGAATTGATATGCAACCGAGTGGCAGACGTGCATGAGCAGGCTGCTTGAGACAAGATTACCCTTCTCTTTGGGGGAATCTGTCAGCTCAGAAACTTTTAATCGCTTGGTTCGCATTCTAGAATTGAACCTTGGGGCGGTGGATTTTACGATCTCGCCTCATTTTAACGCTGATGAGATTAGCGAGCTTCAATTTGCAACGGGTAGTATAATCTTCAATACTACTAACCAAATACACCAAGCGTTTGACGGTAATAGTTTTAGAGACCTCTATAGCCATCAAACCTACCCTTCAGGCCAATCGATTACGGCTTCAGTTGGGAATGTAACAGTGAGTACACCCTAATGGATGAAATGCTACAAAACCGTATTAAAAGCCTTCTAGGCGGCGCGGACATGCCAAACCTTATGACCACGGAAATGCCTAGTGACACCGAGATGAAAGATTTTTCTTCGGTCTCGGTGATTCCTCAGTCACAAAACGGAAATATGGTCGAGGGTAAGGATTACCTGAACATTGGCGGTCAGTTCTTTTGGCCTTGGGAGCTGGAAAGCGCCCTGCCAAACGGCTTTAGTGACACTAGGGCCATCTCAAGGTTTCTTGAGTCCCTGCCAGAGAAACCTGCCATCAAAGAATTGCAACGGCTGCAAGGCATCGTTGGGCAAGGCGGCATGGCTTCAAACGCAGAGATGAAAGATTTTCGCGGCATAGGCGGCATGAATAAAGGCATGGTCTCAGATGCCGAGATGAAAGAATTTCGCGGCATGGCTGAGGGCGGAGAAGTCGATCAAGGAGAAATGATGATGGAGTCATCACCAAACGCTGATCTAGAGCAGACAATAATGATGCTCATGCAAGAGCAACAGATGACCGATGACCCCGACGAGCAAAAATCTTTGCAGGCTGCGGGTGAAAACTTACAAGCCGCAGCGCAAGCCCCAATGGCAGAGCAGGCGGCAATGCTTGCGGCAGAAGGCCGTAACGGCGACACAAGGCTTGCCCACCTTCGGGTTGGCGAGGTGGTTCTACCCCCAGAAGCGTTCGAGGACGAGCAGTTCGAGAGCATGGTTGGTGCCAAGTTTAAAGAGCTAGACCTAGACCCAGAGCAGTACGTTGTAGGCGGGGGCATCGCAAGTTTAAACCCAATCACCGGCTTAGAAGAGTTCGGCTGGTTCAAGAAGACGTTTAAGAGTCTGAAGAAGGTTGTTAAGAAGGTTGCGCCAATCGCAATGTTTATCCCCGGAATTGGCACCGCTCTCGGCGCGGCCCTCGGCGGTATCGGTGGTTTGGCTGGCGCAGGTATGGCCAAGATTGGATTGGGAGGATTGGCCAGCACCATTGGTGGTGTAGCAAGCTCTGCATTAGGCGGACTCGGATCTCTAGGGATACCGGGGATCTCCCCAATCGCAGGCGGCATGGCTTCTGGCGGAGCTGGCGGGGCACTTTCCACGATTGGTGGCGCTTTAAAAAACCCGCTTGCTGGCGGCATATTTGGCGGGAAAGGGTCTACTTATGGTGGCTTTAATCCGGGCGGCGCAGAGAACCAAGACTTCTTTAGAAGGACTTTGGATAAATTCGTGAGTGCAGCGCCCAAAAACACTGCGGAATCCATTCAAAAAATGTTAGACGAGGGCGTGTCTCCAGAAGATATTGCAAAGCAACTTGAAACCCAGCAGCCGGGGATTCTTCAGCAGTTTATGAGCGGCGTAGGCGGCATGCTAGGCATGGGCGCTGGCGGCAGTGGCGGAATTGGAAGCCTGCTACCTCTACTCGCGGCGGGTGGCCTTGGCAAGCTGGCTTATGATGAAACCAAGAATATGAGAGGTGTTGACTTAATACCTCTCACCCAAGAGGGCGCTACTGGCCGATACAATATAGAGGCAGAGGTTAACCGCAGGATGGGCCTCCCAGCGCCAAACCCAACAGAGTATGGATTGCTGCCTGCAAATACATTTGATCCGCTAACTGGCGGAAGAAGAGCGCCTGTCGAGGTTGCACAAAATGTTGCGGCAGATCCCGTAGGCGTTACTGACCCCGCAATCGAAGAGACCCCTGTCATGGCCAGATACGGCGGCGCGATCATGTCAGCTAGAAATGGTGGGTACGTTATGCCCATGGCTTATAAGAAGGGTGGGAAGGTGTCTACCGAAGATTTTGAGCGCATGAACGGCGGCATCAACGGTGAAGGAACAGAAACCAGCGATGATGTCCCAGCCATGCTGTCAGACGGCGAGTTTGTCATGACAGGTCAGGCGGTTAGGGGTGCAGGCGCTTTTGACCTAGCACAAGGGGATGGGGGAATTATTACCCTGACACCCAACGGCAGTGAAAACCGTGACGGTGGCACAGCACTTATGTACGAAATGATGGACTTGTTTGCCGAGTTTGCAGATAAGCCCAAGTCAAAGAGGGGGAAGGCAGCATGAGCATATTAACCCCCGGACAGCTTTCTCGCATCCGTCGATTTGAAGAGGGTGGAGCAGCTACGGCACAACCTTACGTCTCTGGCGTAACCAAGACCGAGACCCGCATAGATCCGATAACTCAGCAGCTACTGTTTGGCTTAGACGGCGAGGGCGGCTTTATCCCGGGAGCGTTCCGAGCGGCGGAGCGCACTTTCTTCGATGAAGAGGGTCGCCCGATTGTCATACCCCAAGAGATTGCAGGCTTCAGCCCAGACCAGATCAGGGCCATGGAAATGGCTCGCTCAAATGTCGGTGTGCAACAACCATTTATCGATGAGGCGATGCGAAGAGGCCAAGAGGGTATTGGTTCCATTCAGCAAGGATTAGCAGATCAAGCCGTAGCCTCACAGCAGGCCTTACAAGCCCAGCAGGAGGGTTCTCGCTTCGCACTCGACCAAAGAGATCGAGGTTTGATGGAGTCGCTCAGAGGGACTCAGGAGGGCCGTGGACGGGCCATTGCGGCAGAGGAGCGCCTACGTGGAGATATAAGCGACCTCTCTCGCCGTGGTATTAGGGATACACAAAGATTTGGCATGGACTTGGCCAGTGCTCGACAGCAGGGCAGAAGGTCATATGACGAGTTCGGGCGCGACATAACCGATTCGCTTGGCATGGGAATGATCAGCGCAGAAGGATTAGACCGAGGTTTGCAGCGCGGCGAGCAGATTGCCGCTCAGGCCGGTGACGTTCAGCGTCAACGATTGGGATTAGCAGAGCTTGGTTTGACCGGCGCGGCCTCACGATTAGGCCGAGACCTTGACAGACAGGTTGGCGCGGAGCGAGAGCTTCTTGGTGGCTTTGGAGAAAATGTAGGCGAAGCCCGGGGGCAGTTACGGCAGACTACTGGCGATTTTGACGTAGCAGGCGCTACTGCTAAATACCAAGACCCCTACGAGGATCAAGTCGTTCAGCAGATGATCGAAGATGCTAGAGAGGGACTGGCTAAGCAAGACACTGCTCAGCTTGCTAGAGATATTCAGACCGGCGGACAGTCGGCCTTTGGCTCTAGGGCTAGGCTAACTGGCCAAGAGCGAGCCGAGGCAATGGGCAGAGGTTTGGGTAAGGCTGTTGGAGAATTACGCTCACGCGGCTTCCAGCAGGCTCAGCAGACGGCTATTGGAGAGGATGAGCGACAAAGACAGGCTCAGAGAGCTGCATCTTCTGGATTGGCATCATTGGCCGGTCAAGAGCTGAGTGGCGCAAGAGGATTAGTAGATCGAGCGCAACAGGCCTCTCAACAAAGATTTGGGGCCGCGCAAAACATTGCCGGCTCAAGACAACAACGCGCAGCGAGCGAGCTGGCCGCTTCTAGAGGCTTAGCCGGCATGTTGGGACAAGGTGCCCAGCAAAGGTATGGCGCAGGCCAGCAGGTCGCTGGCATGGCTCAACAGGCGGCAGGGCAGAAACTTGCGGCTGGACAAGGCTATGGAAATCTACTCCAGCAAACCGCTCAGGCGCAGTTGGGCGCTCAGCAGCAATTAGGTGGCCAGCTAGGACAGATGGCGCAGCAACGATACGCGGCTGGCACCGGCTTAGGTCAGACATTGTCTGGCTACGGTCAGCAGAGCGCGGCAGCAAGACAGGCGGCAGGGCAGACAGGAATGAACGTAGCAGGCACTATGGCTGGCCAGTACGGCCAAATCGGAGCGCAGCAAGCGGCTGGAGGTCAGGCACTTGGTCAGGCTCAGACGGGCTATGGTGGCTTCCTGAGCGGACTTGGCAGTCAGGCTCAGCAGGCAGGCGCACAGGATGTCGCCGCAATGCAGGGTATTGGCAGTATGACTCAGCAGAACAGGCAGCAGCAGCTTGACGCACAACGTGCTGGATTGTTGCAGGCTCAGCAGGCACCTCTGGCTCAGTACCAGTCTCTGATGCCGTTTGTCCAGATGGCACCAGCGGGTCAGACGCAGTTCCAAACCAACTTTGGGCCTGCGCCGTCTGCAACGCAGGCAGGCATAGGAACAGGTCTTGCAACGATTGGGGCGCTGGGTAATTACTACAACCCAACCACCCAGCTTACGAGATAGATAATATGGCCACATCAAAAGCACAATTAGAGCAGCAGATTTTAGGCTTGTCAGGGGAAGCTCCTGCTAGTTCTGGGCCTCAGGTTTTGGCGGTTAACCCTGCTGCACCTCCTGCTGCGCCGATGTCTGTACAAGATCAGCTTGCTGAGCTAGAGAAGCTTCTTCGAGAGTCTTCGTCGGCAAAGAAAAACGATCCGGTCATAGAGATTCCTGATTTTGATGAAAGCTTTGAGAAATACCAAACCAGACTGCGGGGTTTGTACGGGCAGACATCTCGCCCTAGCCTTTATGACCTTGCGTCTACGGTTGGCGGCGCAATGCTCTCTGCCGACCCGACCATGGGCGCTTTTCGCTCAGCAGGTTTGGGCATGGCTCAGTTTGGAAAAGAGCAGGCGGCGCTAAAACAGAGGCGAGCGGAGCAGGATCGAGCCATCGGCTTAAAAGCCTTTGAGATGGCAAAAACCGATGTGGATTCCGCAACCAAGTTGGTTAACGAATACAAAATTTTAAGAGCAAAAGAAGACCCTGACAACAAGGTTACAGAGGTTCAAGTTACAGACCCGAATGGCTTAATTGTTTCGGGGGTTCGGTATGAAGAGGGCGACAGGGCGTTGCTCACCGAAAGAGAAATTTTTCGGAACAGGAACCGTGTGGCTAATGTCGCTAAACCGACTTCCGGCATCAAGGTTCCCGATGCGGGGGCTATTGCGGTTTATCAAAGCAGGCCGGACGCAATACGCACTATAAAAGGCCTTGGCTTGTCTGAAGACAGCCCGTTCTTTTCCGCTGCCGTGGATAGACTGGTTCCTGATAACCCCGCCAAAATAGGTCGAACAGTTATTGTTGACGGCAAGTATGCCGAGCTTAGGCCTTTTGTGGTTAACGGGGAAGTTCAATCCATCATGCTTACGGCTGACTCGAAAGACTCCACGCCATTCACCGGTTATGTCCAAAAGCGACTAGATAAAATTGCCAAAAACGAAGATACCTATATTGACAAAGCAGTCACGGTTCTGCCGACGGTAGATAGAGCTTTAAATGTTTTAAGAGACTTAAAACGAACAGGACAAGAGACAGGTATAATTACGGAAAAGTTGTTGCCTTTTAAACAGGCTTTTAAAGAAATCTTTGGCACATCCGACCCAACTATTGCTAATTTAGAATCTTTAGTTGCTATTTCAAATATGCTTGCGCCAAAGATGCGCCCAGTTGGCTCTGGCGCTACCTCCGATATGGAATTTAGAGCCTACAGAACAGCTATTTTGTCTTTAGGCAATACTCCAGAGGCTAATTATATATCCCTGTATGTTTACAAAAAGATGACGGAAAACGCCATCGCTAGAAACAGGGCCGAACAAAATGCTCTTACCTCTGGAGACTACACCAAGAGCGAAGAGGTCAATGACTATATAGACACTCTTGACACGGGCCTATTTTACTCATTTAAAGGTGACGCAAACGATAATGACGCAGTACAAAAATACTTAGACTCTGTTCCAGACGGCGAGGTTGTTTCAAACAGAGACCCCCGTGGGGTTGAGCTTGTCAAAGACGCTGGCCCATACATAATTCAAGGTTTTGGAGAATAGTTCGTGCCATTAGAAAAACTACCACCCGGATACAGCGGAACTAACACAACAGCCCCTCCAGACGATGACGTTATTGCGATGCAAGGTCAACCAGACCAAAGCGTTTTAGATATGATCATGTCCGCGCCGTCGGCTATTTCTGGCGAAGGTGCCAATATAGAGTTTCCACAAATCCCAGAAATAACTGATATGGGGTATGACTCGGTTGGTTTCTTTGAAGGATTTATGCCGTCAATAAAGGGAATGTTTGCCCGTGATGATTTGGGAAAGGCTGAAATTATTGATGATGCGTTTCGTGATGATTCTCGTTATGGGGGCAAATATGTAGATAAGTATGGCTTGCCAATTATTGTTTGGAACAACGTGCCGTACTATGTCAATAAGCCGGGTGCTTCGACTCAAGACTTCAATACGATGCTTGGCGAAATAATCAGATACATCCCTGCTACAAAGTACGCTTCTAAAGCCAAAGGAGTCCTTGAGACCATTTTTAGAGGTACAGCCGGTTACGGAGCAACAGAAGCAGCGACGATGGGGGGAGAGGCTTTAATCACTCCCGACACGGTCAAAGCGAAAGGTCGCGGATACGGAGATGTGGCTGAAGAAGTTGGAAAGTCTACAGCTATTGGTGTTGCGACTGACGTTGCTTTACCTCCTATTGGAAAAATTGCCGGTAGAGCTACTAAGGAAGCCCTTAAACGCACTTCTGTTGCGGGGAGAAATCTCGGGGAAGCTTTTGATGAAATGTTTCCGCGATTTTCGTTCGACGTTTTGCAAGAATCTAAGTATCCCTTAACTCAAGGACAAAGGACGGCAGAGCTTCCTCAAGGAGTCACACCTAAGCAGACAGAGCAGCTTGGGGTGGAGGATAGACTACGGAATATGCCTTCTTCCGATCCGGCAACCTTAATGATACGCGGCTTTGATGAAAATCAGCTTGCAGCTATTCGTAATGACGCTATGGAGTTACAAGCGGAGTTTGGAGCAGGAACCGCTGACCCTTCAGATATTTACGGAAACATACCAAGTGTTGCAGCAGAGACGGCGCAGGAGACTGTATCTGGCGCTGCACAACGGTTAAAGGAAGCGTCTGGGACATTATACGAAACTATCAAGGGTGTTGACTCTCCACCTATCATGACTCCAGACGGGGTTCAACAGGTCGCTCAAGAGCTTCTTGATGTTATTCCAGAGATAATGTCTCCAAGCCAGATTGTTGAAGGGCCGTTGCTCCGGGAAATGACCCAGCTTCGTCGGCTGAGAAAGCTTGCTCAAAATCCTAAGTTCAAAGGGCAAGCACTCAAAAACATTCACGGATACCAGAAAAGAATTAAAGCGGCGATTGGCCAAGCGCAACCGGGAACCCCAGAGCAAGCTGTTCTGATAAGGATGAAGGATAAGCTTGATGAGGCTATCTACAACGGCATTGAGCGCGGTTTCATCACAGGTGACCAAGAGGTTCTTGATCAGCTCCAAGAGGCCACAGGATTGTATGCTGACTACATGGCAACAGTTGGTCGAGGCACGGGCAGAAACAAGCAGGAACGTGCGGCTAATACAATTTTAGAGCAACTCTCGAACAACCAATACACGCCGGTTCAGGTGGCAAACTTACTGTTCGGGCAAAACAAGTTTGCCCCTAATCAATCTATGGGCATAGTTTTAGATAAGTTGAAAAAAGCTTTAGATCCTAGCGATTACCAACAATTTGTGCTGCTTCTGAAAGACGGGATCATGACCAAGGCCTTTGCTGGTCGGGGCGGAGAAGTTACCAGAAAGTCGATTGTTGAAAATTACAATGACGTATTTTTCAAGAATAGAGCGATCATTAATAGGGTATTTAGCCCGGATGAAATTGCTAGAATCAAAGAGTTTAGGGCTAACGTGCTTCCCACACTCTGGGCAGAGATCAAGATGAATCCATCAGGGTCTGGCTACACGTTGCTTAGCGCAGCAGCTCGCACAGGCATGTTGATGGCCCCAAGCGGTGGAGTAGGGAAGGCGGCTCTTGGCAAGGTTATGGATATGGCTGAGGGCGCTCAGGCTAGGGATGAGGCTTTTAATGCTGTTAGTCAGACTGTTCAAAGGATGCAAATGCCATTGCTTTCTGCTACCGCTCAAGGGGTTATTAGAACGGCTTTAGCTCCAGAGCTTCGAGATGAGGCTGAGGCAGAACCTTCTTCTGATGCGGACAAATTAAGAATCTTGCAGACCATTGAGTCTTTAGAACCTAAAAAAGAAGAGCCGTCTCCATCGGCTCAAGCAAGGCCCAAGCCTCAAATAGCTCCACCGCCTGATATGCCAATGCCGAAAGGAGAGGTTTCCGCCTTTGAGCCGTTGCAGCAAAGCTCGTCTAAGCCTCCAGCAATGGGAAAGATAGATCCGGCGATGTCTCCTACTATTCTGCCCTCAGACAAGGACAGGGAGCTTGCTATGCGGCTCAGAGGGCCATTAGGCGGGATCGCTTCCCTCGCCTAGCATTGGTAGGTCTGGCTCGGATGGAGTGGCGATAATCATTGCGCCACTGACGTTCCAGTCGAAGTCATAGCCCATGTGGTAATCACCGTCAATGTCGATCATCAGGTTGCGACTACAGAGCCGCAGGAGCGCGGCTTGTTGGTGTAAGGTCATCCTACCAAATAGATCGATAACCTCTTTAGAATCCGCTACAGGGCGGTAGGATTGAGGAATCTGGGTCGGTCTTCTCTTAAATAAATTTTTCAATGATTATCCCTATCGAACAGGTCGTCGTGCTTCTGCTCAATCATAAGTTGCAACTGGCTGATTATTGTTCGTCGCTCTCGCGCACAGATGTCGCGTAGCCTCTCGTATGTTTCGAGGTCAATCGCCAGCGACTTTCTTTTTCTGTCTAACGCTGCTTGGTCTTCGGTTTCCATGACGGATCTCTAATTAATATTGAGCAATTGTATAGGATTGTATATCATTGCACAAATGTATGAAATGAAAAATTATATGTTGTCAATGCAGTCGCATTGGATGGTCAACCAGCCGCTCTACAAGGCGGTTCAGGAGACTGTTCCGATGATTGCTGAGTTCAGGGCTAGGGATGGCAGGGAGCGCCTACAGAAGACTCCTGTGTCTCAGCTATGCAAGAAGGTCTTCCCCGAGGTATACAAGGTGCCGTTGTTTCGCAGGCAGTTCTGCAAGATGTTGGTCGAAGAGATCAAGCACATGGAGCAGGAGATACCCTTTGAGCCGAATGAGGCTGAGGATGAGCTGAGGCAGATCCCAGAGATTGTGTTGCAAGAGCATGTGCCTGAGCTGTACCGCACGATGTGGTTTGTCGTGCAGAACGTGCTGAATCCGATCTTCAATACGCTGTACCACAGGGACTGCCGGGACGTTTCTTCGATCCAGATTGCGAACTACAACCCCAAGGATAAACAGGCCGGCGCGTGGCATCACGACGAGAGCGCCGACATCAGCGTGGTGGTTCCCCTCAACACCGATGAGTACAAGGGTGGTGGCACAGAGTTTCATCGCCACGGCATCCTGAATCCTCTGCCTAGTGGACACGCATTGATATTCCCTTCCTTCACCAATCTGCACCGTGGCCTAGCGGTAGAGAGTGGAGACCGATACCTGTTGGTTTTCTGGCTGCACGACAAGAAGCGCCTGATCGAGCGGTACAACAACTTAGACTGACCTGCAAATATTTACATTTATTTGCATAAAAGTGTGTACAACGACACGGCATTATGCGATTATTCCTTTGTCGGGGGCGCTTGCCCCCATAACCAAAGGGAAAACATGATGAACAAGTACCACGAAATTGTTTTAGAAAAAATCGCAAAGGCTAAAGAAGAGTTTGCAAAATGCAACATCGATGCTGATGTCGCAAGAAAAGCGTCAGCTCACCAAAGATCGCTTTTTAAAAAATGGAAGGACGAAGAAGGATTTGATTTGATGGATCATCAATCTTGGTTGATCGAAAACGAAGATGCGGTTCATGCTGCTCAGTTCCTTAGAGAGATAGAGCTTCTTGAAGGCAGTTTAAAGGTAGAGCTTATTTACGTTTCAACCAAGTATGTAATGACTGACAGCGAGCTGCTTTCCCCCGCAGGATTTTACTTTGACGAGCGAGTTTTTGTAAAACCATCGACAGGTGTTTTTATCATGACCGATAAATTGCCCAGATACAGCAACATTCCTTATTACGACATTGACAAGGTGGCGGCGGCTTAATCACCGCCCCTTCGGGTCTACCAGTTCGGAGCTGGTACTGATGAGGCCACTAGGCCGAAACCCAAAACAAGGAGATAGTGATGGAACAACAACAACTTTTAGAAGTCGCAAACGATTTGACCAACGACAACATTTGTGACCTGATTAATATGGTCGCGCCTCGGCTCGACGTTTACTTCGGTCTTTTAAACATGAGATGCCTCAGCTCTGGCGTTTCCTTTGCCTCAATGAACGGCACGATCATTCAGGTCAACTGCGAGACGGCAGATCTCAAAGACCTTGCGGATGATGATTTTATCGCCGGCGCAATTGAGAAGACTACCTTGAAGGAATTGAGCAGGGCGAAGGTCTTGGCTAATTCGGCTCATGCGCTGGCTGAGAAGATTAATAAAGCAAGATTTGAGGGCAAAAAAATAAGCGACAAGCAAACGGTGAAGCTCTGCGAAGTGTTGGCCGTTCTTAATGGACTTTTGGAAGAAGCGGCTTAGGCCGCTTTTTTTTGCCAGTAATTTGACTTAGGATTAAGCTATGCAAAGAGAATCAAACATACCAACCATCCGCGTGTTAGCGATGATCGATAAGATTGTCGATGAGGAAGACGACGATGTAAGAGCCTACGAGCTGAGCAGGATACACGACTACCTTGCGATGAAGTTCAACAGGGAAACCGGAAGGCTGGCAAGTGAAGAACTAAACAGGCTTTGACTTTTTCTTTTCCTTTGCCTTTCTCTCTGCGTAATGAATGAGATTCTCACCAAACTTTTTCTCGAACCAATCAGACCAAGTCACTCGTCGGTGCGGCGGATTGTTCGGCGTGGCCTCGTGCCTTTTCTTCCAGACGCTTCGGGCAGCGTGATATTTAATATCTTCCGCCCACTTCGCTTCCCGCTCCCTTTCCTCTTTAGTTAAGGTCAGCAAGGCCAAACTCCTTGATGCCTTCTTGATTGTATGGCAGGTAGAGGTCTTGCTCCCGGCACTTGATGCCAATGGCCATGGCTTGCTCATTCTGAGCGTCAGCATACGCTATGGCTTCGTCAGACAACGTGTATACGCAATAGGGATAGGGCGCTGCCTTTTCCTGAGCCAAGAAATAAAACTTCTCGGTCGGCAGGCCAACGGCTCGGCAACCAGCCAGATAATACGCAGCCTGCTGGTGGTATCGGAACGTGTTGATCGCGCTCCTGAATCCACGAGGTGAAGCGTCCCGGCAGGTCTTGAGATCCCAGATGTCTGTCCCGGTATGCCAGTCTAACTTGCCCTTGCAGGGTTGGCCGTTCCACATCCAGCAGAGCGTTAGCTCGACCCGATGATCTGGCTCGGGTATGAAGTCAGAGACAACCTCCCGGCGCTCCATGCAGATGTCGTACATATCCTGCTTGCAGGGTGTCTTGTCACCAAGATCTTCCAGCCACTCGGCGTACTCTTGCTTGCCTGCCTTTGTGCGCCTATCGACTAACGGTTCGATCGCAAACTCATCGAAGAACTTGTGATGCTCCAAGAACACAGTGTGCTGCACCCGGCCCTCAAGCAGTGCCGGCGAGTTGTTGAACGTCCTGTTCTTCCAAGTGAACGGGCACTTAGCGATTGAGGTTAGGTCGTGTGATCTCCATGCAGGGATCGAGTCGTAGGTAGGGTAGTCGAGGTCTTCGTAAATACCTTCTTTGAATTCCATTGGGTTTCCTGATTAGTCCCGCCGAAGCGGCTCAGTGGACGGGAACACTGTTGGAGGGCCGTGATGGAACCCTTAGCCTAAACCAAATCCTAAAATCAATCCGATACCGAATGCTATCATCACAGCATATGAGGTAAAGATTGGGTGCTTTGCGTCAGCAATGATCTGTCGAATCCTCATGACTGCTCCAGCCGCTTGATCTCAGCGTCGATGTAGAAACGAATCTTCTTAGCATCACGCAGTTCACTGCTATGCGACGACTGACCGTATCGATAGGTTGCCCTAAAGATCTCGCCAATCTGAGCGTTCATGTTCTTATAAGAAATCAGATCTTGCAGTTCCCGGGCCTTGAACGGCAGCTCGTAATAACGCGCTGTCGAGCCGTCAGAGACAGACAATACCTCGGCAACCTTGCGCTGGGCATTGTGCCAGTTCCGCAGGTTCTTGGCCGCTAGGCTCTTGCTAACGCCTAGCTCAGAGGCCAAGACTTCGGCCTTGGTATCACCATGCTGACTAAGGTAGTCAATGACTGAGTCGCTCTTTACCGACTTACGGTTATGCTTTTTATTCTTCATTGCCGCCCCCCTTAAAATGGAATGTCATCGTCAACGAATTCCTCGACGGCTGGCTCTGTCTTCTTCGCCTTCTTCTGTGGCTCGATCTCAGGTTCTGGGACGCCCTTCTTCATCGCGGCCTGAAGCTCGAAACATGGCTCAATCTTGTCCTTGCCGGGTTCGTCGCACCCACCGATCTGCCACTGCATAAACCGTGGTAGGCCGTCGAAAACATCGCAGGCAATCTTGCTGGCTTTGCCTGAGTTGCCGTTGAACTCATTGCAGTAATCCTCTAAGTCGAAGACAACCTGATCGTTTACCGTTGGAACTTTCTTTGCCCCACCATCGGCGCAGAACACGCCCTGCACCTTGGCGTTGCCGCCACTGGTTAAACCGACATCGACCTTGCACGTTGTTCCCAAGATCTTGGTCAGGTCAAAGGATGCCAACTCTTCTTCGGTGAAAGATTTGTTACGCCATGCCTGTAAATGCTGCCGCAATTTTGCACGTTCATTCAGGCTTAACGTATACTGGCAGTTGATTGACATTGGTCGATCATCCGCCATACGAAGCTCGGGTAACTCCCAAAAGATAAAGACGTTGTGACGCTTGCTCACCTCGCCTTGATACTCGTTCAGTGTGGTTCCAGCATCCACCAACTTGTAGCAGATTGCGTTGTGTGTGCCAGTCGGGACTTGCTCGAAGTCTGATCCGCCGCCACCAGTTGCTATGATTCCCATCGTTTTTCCTTGTGTGTTTGCAAAATGTTGTACTATTATGCACATCTGGGAAAACGTGATCAAGGTGAATTTTACATGGGATTAAAAATAACTGACGGCAAAAGCAAAGACTTCAGCCGGCCATTGAGTGGTGACCTGCGAGGTGAGTTCGAGTCTTTTCTTTTGTCGAATGGTATGACGGTAGAGTCAAAGAAGGGGTTAGTCATAGGCGGTGACATTGGCCGCGCCTACATGGACGTTGGTGGCAAGCAGAAGCTCGTCGGGTGGTATCAGGTGTGGTTGGATCAGGACGTACCCTTCGGTCGCTGTGGTGACCGCACGGTGAGCAACGATGAGCCGACCGCGACTTGGAAGCCTGACAATGCGGTGAACCATAAGATGACCGACGAGGAGCGCGAGCAGATCAGGATGCTCTCGGAGGAGAAGGCCAAAGAGACCGAGCAGAATCAACGTGAAGCCGCAAGGCTTGCGAAGGAGCGGTGGGATAGCTACCCCGAAGCGACTGAGGACAACCTATACCTTCAGCGCAAGGGTGTAGAGAACCATGGTCTCAGGCAGCGGGGCAATCGTCTGGTTTTGCCCATGCTTGATAAGAAGCTTGAGATCGTTGGGTTGCAGTACATCGACGGCGATGGCCAGAAGCTTTTTATGAAGCACAGCAAGAAGGCTGGATCATTCTTTGTCATCGACCCACAGCAGATGCGGACGGCGCACACCATTAATTATGTCGAGGGATATGCCACGGGTGCGAGTTACTACGCAGACCTTGGTCAGCCCGTGGTTATCTGTTTCGACGCATACAATCTATCCCCAGTCGCAGAGACAATCAGCGGATGGTTTCCCGAGGCTAAGCATGTCTTCATTGCCGACTGTGATGACACCAAGACGGGCGAGGTTGAGGCAGTCAAAGCCGCACAGGTGGTGCGTCGTATCGGCGCTCAGGCCGAGGTTCTGATACCCCAGAGCAAGGGTGACTACAACGACCACGCGCTGGAGGGTGAGCTGCTTCCCGACTTGAACAAGGTTGATGTGCCGATCGAGTACCAGTGGAACACCAGCGAGAAGGGCCGAATGCTAAACACTAAGGACAATGTTCGGGGTGTGCTGACGGTCAATCAGATTGATGTGCGCTACAACGTGATCAAGAAGGCGATGGAGATCAACATACCGCACAGCAACTTCATAGCCGATATGCGTGACGAGTCGAGCCTGATCGAGATCGAAGACCGTTGTATCCAGATTGGAGTGCCGCACCAGAAGGTGCGAGACTACCTAAAGCTCTTAGCCAAGGAGTACAACCCTGTTAAGGAATGGATCGAGAGTAGGCCATGGGATGGCCGCAGTAGGATGCAGGAGTTCCTGAGCACGATCAAGAGCACCAACGAGCCATTGAAGGAAATGCTGATGACCAAGTGGCTTATCGGTTGCGTGGCCGCAGCGTGTGAGCCAAACGGTGTATCCCTCGAAGGCATCTTGGTCTTTCAGGGCGCTCAGGGGCTAGGTAAGACCCTCTGGTTTAAGCGTTTGGCGGATTACGAGAAGGGCTGGCTGTTAGAGGGTGCGACACTGAACCCGAATGACAAGGACAGCGTGAAGCAGGTTGTGAGCCACTGGGTAGCAGAGCTGGGTGAGCTGGGCAGCACGTTCAAGAGGGCGGACATAGACTCTCTCAAGCAGTTCACGGGCAAGAAGGTGGACGAGCTGCGCCTACCCTATGATCGGGCCAGCACCACGTACCAGCGCAGAACCGCATTCTACGGCAGCGTCAACGAGCGTGAGTTCCTGATTGATACCACAGGTAACAGACGGTTCTGGGTCGTCGCCGTGACCGATATCAATGCAAACCATGGGATCGACATGCAGCAGTTGTGGGCGGAGATCAGGGAGACGCTGTACCAGAAGGAGAGCTGGTATCTCAACGCAGAGGAGCGCGAGATGCTCCAGAGCAGCAACGAGACCTACCGCACCCAGAGCACCGTCGAAGATCTAATCCTCGAACACGTACACTTCCAGAGCCAGAACACCAAGCCAGTTCAGATGACAAAGCTGCTCCGAGACCTCGGAATCAGTCAACCAAGGATGCCGGATATCAAGGATGCAAGCAGGGTACTGGCGCAGTTTGGGCTAGAACCTCGCAAAAGTAATGGCAAAAAAGTGTACGACTTGGACTACACGAAGGTCGAGATTGGGAGTGCGGACAAGTTTAGTGATAGCTGGGGCAAGGATTTCTAAGGGTATGTCAATTGATACCCTATTTGAATGTATTATAAGTGCTTGAAATACTTAATGTTCTTAACAGGGTAGGGTAGGGTATCTTAAATAAAATATAAATATATATATATAGTAATGGGTATGGACAGTGGGGAGTGCTCATAGAGGTTTTAAAAAAGTTTTGATGCGCTGTACCCTGCCCCCTGTACCCTAATGAGGGAGAAGGCGGATGGAGAGGTTCGTGTATGATCAGGAATCGGGTGAGGAAAACAACTTCAGGCGATGGAGGTTGATGAACTCAGACGAGCGGGAGAGCGTCAGAGAAGCGCCTCTTTCAGAGGAAGAGGCGCGGGTAGTGTTCAACAGATTAAGGAGCAACAAATGGCTGACGACAAGCCCAAACGGGGAAGGCCAAGGAAAGAACGCAAGCAGTTAGTGGAGACGCCGAAGTCATTCTTAGCGGATGACGAGGCAGGGATCACTGACATGCAGACAGCGTTCGTCTGGCATTACACCGAGGGCGCGTGTGGACAGACAGAAGCGGCACGAAGGGCTGGGTTCTCATTCCCGGCAAGCGCCGCGACCAAGATGCTCAACGGCAAGGACTTCCCGAAGGTCACGCGAGCGGTTCGCATCAAGCAGGATGAGTTGCGGGAGAAATACGCGATCACGCCGCAGAAGACTGGGGCGATGCTGTGGAACATTGCGGAGACGGCTTTCGAGACAGGAGCGTACAACGCAGCGGTGAGCGCAGTGAAGGAGTTGAACCAGCTTGCGGGGCTGACGATCCACCGCAGCCAGAACTTGAACATCAACGCAGACTTGCAGAAGATGAACAAGGAAGACATCAAGCATCGGCTGAATGAACTGCTGGGTGTGGAGGCGGAGTTCGACGACAAAGACCATTAACCTTGTCGGCTTCGCGCATTCCGAAAAAGAACCTCGTCTTGGCCCCGCCTCCCGCCCGACCCCTCAAAATTCTACAAAAATGCTGATTTTGCCCTTTTTTCGGGGAATTCCCTGCAAAAACAATGACTTACGCAGGACGCAGAGGTTGTTCTGGTTGCGCCAAGACTGCGCGGCTCTGAGCAGGGGCGATACGGCATGCGTCATGACCGCGTCCTGCATGGTTTATGTGCCCTCAGAGCGCCCTCAGAGGCCTCTCAGGCGCACCCAAGCGCGAGCAAAGGAACCCTATGGGGCAGGAAAAAGGGGCTGAAATCGCGTTAGATTGCGACCCCCACACCCCCCTTTTTGGCGACCGCCTGTGGCGCGATAGCTATAGCAAGGTTTTACGCACCCAGTCACCAAAATTCTGTATGAGGTATTGTTTGCTTAGAAAGGAACCCTGCCCTTCAGTTTTTTGTTAAGGGGAACAAAAACTGATGACGGCTGAGCAGGATTTTTTTTTGGGAGGACTGATACGATATCCCTTATAAAATTTTATTTCTATTTTTTT